AATTTGGGTAAATAAATTACTTCTATATTCTACGGCTTGACTATGCGTCAGGGAAAAAAAAATTTGCACCTATCGGAATTGCAATCTCTTCTATATCCCCATTAGGCCTTGTAATATCAAACCCCATATTCACATCGGGTTGAATTTCAACTATATAATCCCTTAAAGCTTTAGAATCTCTTGCTAAAAAGTAATTATCAACAAAATCCCTAATATCTTTTTTGTCTGAATTACCATCTACTGATAAAATCATATGTTTTAATCTTGTAGACATTTCAGGTTGTACTTCTTTATTAAGTTTTTTATATCCTCTTAACTCAGCTTCTACCTTTTTTTCCAAATTATCAGTCATTAATGAAAATTCAATTAAATTTTCTGAGTGTGGGGTTTGGAATGTAAATTTATTTTCTCCTTTAGTGTATAGAGACTCATCGAATTTTTTAGGTTCTAATGCACCTAAATCTACTTCATGATCTTCACCAGCATATGTAAATTTATAACTTGCACCATAACCTAAGACACGTGATGCTATTAATAATGCATTTTTATCTCCTACAATCATATCCCCCAAATCTACGCCTTCACTTACTACTAACGCTTCTAATAGCTTATCTACAATTATTCCTTTTTTAATATAAGCTTGGTTAGTAATAATATCTTCTTCTTTAGCAGTCATATATTTCATCTCTATTTTTCCAGATGATAAAGGATTACTTTTAGGATATACTATTCCTTTAGAAGGTAAATCTACTATTTCAGTTGGGAATTTAAACTTAGGCTTACTTGGAGCCGTTTGCTTAGGAGTTTGGATTTGTTGTTTGGATTCCATATAAATTTTATTTGTTATAACTTAATTTCTTATTATACATATATAATATAAAAAAAAGCTTGACCGAAGCCAAGCTATTCTTTAAAGTATTTTGATTTTTTTTAGAAATTCAAGACGCAGTAATCCATTCCTATTGTTAAATCAATATTCATTGCTTCACCATCTGTATCCCAATTGAAATCTCCAAATGATGCATCTTTAATAAATGCTCCTTTAATAATCCATTCGGAAACTACGTCTCCTACAGGACCTAAAACATCAATTGTTAAATCTTTCTTGTAGAAATCAGAGTAACCATCTCTACCAGTAACTGATTCGTGGTGTAATCTTGTCCACTCCATTACAGCTTGCGCTCCTGATGGTGTGATTGGATCAAATAATTGCATTGTAATATCATTCCATCTTAATTTACCTTTCACTTTTCTGTAAGTGTTGATATGATTAAGTACAATTTCATCTTGTGCGAAACCCATTCCACTAACACCTTTAATGATATAAGCTGGGATTCCGTCTACATACATTATAAATCTATTAGCTACTTTTGGTTCAAAAGCTGTGAAAAATATTTCGTTCGGGTTTAATACTGCCATTTTATTTCGTTTTTATTTTATTATAAATATCTAAATTTTTAGTTTTTATGACGGGAATTGAGCTCCTGTTGGTAAAATGTTGAAATCTAAGTAAATAAATTCAGCTGTTTTAGTTGGCTGTAAATATATCGCACCTACCATTTGGTTTCTATCCACTACATCGGGACCATTATTTGAAGCATCCATTACAACTTTAAACGCGTATAAACCTTGTCTTTGTTGTACTGATTCTAAATATGGATTAACTTGTCCTAAGAAATTGTTTCTTGTTGCTGCTGTATTTTGTTCAAATACTAAATTATCAGCAATTTGTGAAATGAAAGATTTAAGTTCAATTAATAGTCTTCTAACATTTACTCTATCTAAAGCTGATGCTGATGATTGTAATGTTTTCTGACCAAATACTACAACTCCTCTTCCTGGGAACGTAGCTATTGGATTAACTTTTCCTGTATATAGATCATCTCTATTAGTTTGAGTTAATTTTCTTTCTGCCTGAGTTACCGTACCTAAACCGCCTCTATTAATTCCGGCAGGTGCGAACCAAGCTTCAGCTGACTTGTCATTAAACGCATATACACCAGGAATTAACGCTGATGGTACTGCCCATACTAACTGTCTTGAATCTGGATCTGCTAATTGTAACCATGGCCAATAACTTGCAACATATGAATTATCAACTGATGCTGCTGTTGCAGTAGCTGCTGTAATTGTTGAACCATAATTTTCTAAATCCATTAATGCGATTGCATCTCCTCTATTTTGAGTATTTGAAATCATAGTATTTAATGGAGTTGCATGATTAGAATTTGAATAAACTAATCCTGGAGCTGTTATGATATTATATCTAAAATCATCTCTATTAGCTAATAGATTAAATGCTGTTGTATAATAACCAATTCCTGATCCCATTTCTGTAGCTCCCATACCCTGAGAATCTGTATCATTTATATCTTGGTAATAATTAATAGTTGCTCTACCACCTACTAATTCACCAGTTGCACTTTCCATTGATCCACTTTGTGCACGTGGAATTGAAGCTGTAAATTCTGATTTTGCAGCTCCATTATTATCAAAATAATCTGGAGTTTTTAAATCTACTGATTTTACTCTTACATATCTTGAAGCATTTGGATAAGATCCTGTTACTTGTAAGTAAGGGTCAACTGTTGAAGCTCCTAATAATGTTTGTGTTTGATCACCAACAATTCTAGCTATATAGTTAGATTGTTTTGGATCTAATGATACGTTAGGGAATATTTCTAATATTGATTTAGCTTTTGATGTATCATTACCTTGTCTAATTATTAAACTAAATACACCTGAACCTGTGTTAGGTGCTTGAATTTCCCATCTTATATTATTTTGAGATCCACTATCTAATGTTCCATTTGAACCTGTTGGACCTACACTATTCATTATAGCACCATCTGTTAGTGTTTCTAATGTAAAGGCATTTGAATCTATTATGTTTGCGTCAACTAATGTTAAATCTAAATCTGCTGTTGGAGAACCAATTAATGCTGCTGCAACTGTTACTACATCACCTACTGAATATCCTGATCCTTGAGCTGATACTGTAATAGCTGTTGGTTCAACTAATATATCACCTGCTACTAACGTAATTGTTACAGCTGTTGATCCACCAATTACTGATGTTGGAATTGTTAAAACATCACCAACTTGATAACCTGTTCCTGCTGTTGTTACTGTTATACTTGAAACTGCATTTCCTGCTACTACAACAGTTGCAACTGCTCCTGTTCCTGATCCTCCAGTTAATGAAGTATTTGTATAACCAGCATTATTTACACCGTCTGTTGTATTTGCCGTAATTGAAGCTACTAATGCATCTGCAGTAGTTAATAATTTACCTGGAGTTATTGCTGTTGTAATATCTAATGTTAAACCTGTTCCTCCTGCTGGGGCTACTGTAGTTGCTTCTCCTGAAAAAGATCCAGCTGCTCCACCTGTTCCACCTGAAGTTAAAGATGCAAGTAAATTACCTCCTGCTTCTGGAATACCACTTTCTACTTCACTAAATACTGTTGTAGATACTGCTGGAGCCCATGATCCTGAAGCTACTCTATTTACTATTAGTGATGTACCACCATTATTGAAGTAATTATATGCTGATATAGAAGTAAAGAATGTGTATTCGTCTGAACCACTTTGGAATGTACTTCCATAATTTGCTAAGTATTCTGAATAACTAGTAACTAGTTTTGGAACACCTACTTTACCTAATACTGTAGGACCAACTATAGCCGCACCTGCTTGTACTGGTTGCGCAGTTATTTGAGATTGATCATTTTCTCTTGCTAATACTCCTGGGGAAATTAATGTTTCTGCCATTTTATGTTATTTTTATGATAAATATATTAAATTTTTTCAAAAGTCTATTTACTTGGTAAAAATTTACCAGTTTCTAAAGAAATTTCTCCATTGCCATATTTTTCTTCTAATTCTTTAGCTAATTTTATTTCTTCTTGTTGTAAACTTTTTAATTTTTCTTTTAATTGTTCGTGTTTTAATTCTAAACTTAATTTTTGCATTCCTATAACTCCTATAGCTTCTGTTAAATCTCTATATTGTTGTTTTAGATCTTTTAGACCAGAAACTTCGCTATTTGTTAAAACTTTTTCTTCCATAAACTTTAATTTTTTTATATTCCGTTATACATATTAATCTTTTTTTATAAGATTAAATTTTTATTATAATTCAATTGATCGTGCAATTGAAGCTGAGGTCATCATTGCTGTACCCCACATTTTAATTTGTCTTGGGTTTGTAGTAGGACCAGATGTTTTTAATATTTTTATACTACCACCTACATATTTACTTGGGGCATTATAAACTGATGAAGAATAAGTAAATGCTGTACCTAATGTTTTAGTATGTCCTGCATTAATTACACAAGTTGAACCAGGTGTTGTAGCACCTGACCCTGCAAAATATTGTACTTGAATACCATTCTGTGTTTGTGTATCTGTTCCATCTCCAACAATAGCTATTTCTAATTGTTGTCCTACTTGAGCATTATCAACCCAATCTGTTATATCACACGTAGCAGATGTAACTGTCCCATTTGTAGAATCATTTAAAATACATAAACTTCTACTTATATTAATAAAACCATTTCCATCATACCCATCACCACTTGATCCTGTTGCATTTAATATTAAAAATCCACCTTGGATATTAGAAGAATAACTATAATTAGTTGTTGTTAATGATTTAAATGGAGTTATATGAGAACCTGATACTCTCATAGGTCCTGCTACATCTAATACTACTGCATTTAATGGGTCAATTGTTCCTATCCCAACTAATGGTCTAAGTGAATTATTTTCAGCTATTAAATGTGTTACAGCATTTGTTGAATCATATATAGCAAATCTATCATTTGATTGAACACCTATTCTCCAACTAATAGCATCATTTAAATATCTAGTATAAACAGTTCCACCAACTTCATCTGATTCAAATTTAATATTTATAGATCCTGTTTTTTTCAAATGTATGTCTCCTGTAGGAATAGTTGTACCAATACCTAAATTAGGTGTTCCAGTTCCAACTCCAATAAACATTGCTTGATTATCTTCTGAATTAAGTAAAACTTTTTGATTACCTGCTGAGTTGTTTAATTTAAATATACCACCAGTATTAGCAGCATTATTTTCAACCATTGCTAATATGTTACCTGTATTATTTTGTACTTCAAAGATTCTTGATGCTGCTGAAGCTGTTGATCTAACTGTTAGTCTAGATTCTGGAGTAAAATCTCCTAATCCTACATTTTTAGAAAAGAAACTAACATCATTTGATGATAATTGTATACCATCTTGACCATTAGACCCACTTAATATTCTAACTATACCATCAGTATTTGCATCATAATCAACTGACATAACAATATGATTTTGACCTTTATCCATTACACGTACAACTCTACCAGCTGCTGAAGATGAACCTTCTACAGTTAACATAGATTGTACTGATCCTGATGATGAAACTCCTATACCTACTTTTGCATCTGCTGTAGCAGAAGGTTGAGCTAATAATACTTTATTACCATAAGCACTAAAAGGTGTTGAATTAGCTGTTGGACCTGATCCTGTAAATAGTACATCAAAATGGTCAACACTAAGATTATCAGACATTCTTATTCTTCCAAAAAATTCATCTGATGCATCATGACCATATTCTATTCTCATATCATCAGTAGTACCTTGAAAATGCATTGCTGTGTAAGTATCAGGACTTGCTACTTCTGGAAGTATTATATTTGCACCAGATAATGTACCTATATGATTTGAAGTTAATGTATTATTTACTGTTAAAGTGTTAGACATTATTGCTGCTCCAACTACTGTTGATATTCCTCCTACTGTAAAATTAGCCCCTACTCTTCCTGCACCTGCTACTACTAAATCATCAAATGAAGCTGATACCATATCAACTCTACCTGTTGAAATTAAGTCACCTACTGAAGCTGATGTTACTGTTAATAATTCTGTTGATGAATTAAATTTTAAACCTGCATTTGTTTTTGTAGGTAAATCGCCTGATGCTGCTGTATAAAAAGGTATAAAACAAGTAGTATCAGAAGCCTCATTTGTTAATGTACTAGCTTGTGCTGTAACTGCTGAGTTAGCAAATGATGAAGTTCCTACAAATCCTACTGTTGTAGCTGCTGTAACAGATGATTCAAATGATTTTCCTTTTAAATTTCCTGTTGTAGCATTATATTCTAAACCTCCAGTTGCTCCACCTGCTCCTACTGTATCTGTATTTTTTAAATTTTGAGCACTACCTCCTACTGAAGAAGATGGTGAAAAAACTATATAATTAGTTTCTGCTGCTGTTTCTTCTGATACTGTAATTGTTGCTGTAGGACCAGATACTGTTCCTGCTGAAGTAGCAAATATAGCTTCAGAAGCTGTACCATTCATTTGAGTATTTGCTGGTAAGTTTAAAGATCCTGATATTGTAATATCATATCCAACTGCTCCTGTAAAAGCTTGAACTGATTGACTGACTTGGGCTGCTAATACTGGTTGTCCAGTTACTATCCCACTATTCGATAATGTTTCTGCCATGTTAAGAAAATTATTTTATTGTGTATTTTGTTATAAATATCACAAAATTCCTAACTGTTTATTTACTGCATCTATTACTGTAGAAGAAGGTATAGATTTAGTACATTCATAATGTCTATCTGTGTCTTTATGTTCAGGACACCATTCCCAATCACCTGCATTTAATTGAGTTTTATTAAAACACCCATTACATTTACCTTCTGGAGTAAATATTCTTTCACAATCTTCAAATTCTGAATATGGTTTACTAAAACCTGATATCATCGTAACAGGTGTTCCTAATCCCCATGCTAACCAACTTAACCCACTTCCTATACCAATAAAAGCTTTAGCATTCATCATATCATTAGCTCTTTCACTTAATGGAGCATCTCCTGTTTTATCAATTACACCTTTTAATGTTCCTCCTAACTTAGAATCATGCCATTCATTACCTAAAAGTTCTTGTGTAATCATTACTACTTTATATCCTTTATTATTTAAATGGTCTATTACATCTTGCCATCCACCTTCACGATTCCAATATTTAGCATGAGCAGAGCCATGAGGGGCTATAACAACATAATCTCCTTCTATAGTAGGACCTGTGTTTTTAAATGTTAATTTAGGTCTTATTTCTTTATAGTCTAATCCTAATACATCAGAACAAGTTTTACCTAACGGACCTTTTCTAAAATCAATAGGTATTTTATTAGAATCAACTGTATTATCTTCATGATATTCTGGTTTATTATAATACCACCCAACATCGTATCTAGCATATAAATTATATGCTGTATCTCCAGGTTCTATAAATTCCAAATCTGGGTAATTGTCTTTAAACCATTCATTATGAAAAGTTG